GCCTTCTTTCTTTCTCTCATTGAATTGGTCTTTACCGAAAGCAAAGAAAGCCCCGTATTGATCGAATGCCTTTGAGTGATATCTGCCAATGTTAAAATGTTTCATGATTGCTTTCCTATTTTGATATTAAAAAGTTCAAACAACGCCGTATCCATCCGACGCTGCCCGTATTCCCAACGCTGCCAGGCTGAAAGAGTTTTATCGATCAGCGCAGCAGCTTGGGTCTGAGTTAAGCCTGCGTCCTTGCGGGCCTGTTTAATTTCTTCCGGTGTTGGGTTACTCATCTATACCCCATTCTTTGGGATCCCCCCAGTTTTCCATCCAGGCAACGGAGCTTAAATCATAAGCTGCTATTTCTACGATCAAGTCTCCCAATCGACAAGACGGAAAATAAGGTCTATCTTCTTCAGTAGCTATCCATGCCAAAGAAAGCCGGTATCCACGTTCTATGATTCTTTCTTCAATTTTCTTTGTGTTCATTTTGTTCACCAGGTGTATTTCATAAATCTGTTAGGATTCACGGATTCTTTGAGTCTTTTTTCGCTTGAGGCCCACTTGAAAGATTCTTTCGCTGATGGAACGTATTCATTGTTAGTTAGAATATGCTTGGCATATTCAACTTCGCGCCTCGATAGCGTGATTTCTTGTACCTTAATTGTTCCATCTTTAACCAATCTATCAAACAGATCTTGAGGCCTAAACCAAAGACCAATGGACTTAGGTTTATCTTCCCTTTTCAAGGTTACCAAACCCATTCCATAGGCGGTCACTCTATAGTATTTCCCTTTATATTCAATTAGTCTATTTTTCATTTTTTATTCCTCATGGTTTCGTATAAAGTTCTTACAGAAAAAATCCCTCATCATCATCGTAAATTCTTGAAGCGCATTTCAAAATCTGGCTCATGTATTCTTCTTGGGTTTTCGGTCTCGGAAATGCAACACCCCAATCGGAACCCAGAATATCTGACATTGAGGGAAACGGATTATTTATGGTAGCGGCTTCTAGTCTGGAATCTATCATAGCCCTAATTGTCTCTGAGCTTAATTTCGTGCCATCTGAATTTCTTAACATCTTTATTCTCCAGTATTAGTTTATGCATCTAAAATCTGCTGAGGGTTCCAGTAATACCATTCTCCACCATCATCATGATACTTGTTTACAAAGTCTCTAGAATTGTAAACTACCCCCCATAGTGTTTCGCTATATTCATGAACGAGTTTTTCAATATAATTACGCTCTACTACAACACATATAAGCTTTTTTTCGATAACTGCCTTTTTAGCAGCTTCAAGTATTTCCATTCTTTCTTCACTAGAAAGTTTTGGAAACGATAAATCTGTATGGAATGAGTCTATACTTTTCATTTTTAAATGCCTTATTAAAATATTTGTTCTATGCTGATAAATTTTATTTCAGCATTTTCTGCTTTTTTAAAAGTAGACTTGGCAGTTTTAATAAACTGCGTGGCGTCTGCTTTTATACGAAAGGATCTAGTTTGCTCGAACGGCTTCCCGTTATATGTTCCTGAATAGCTAACCTTCCAATTTTTACCATCTTTTCTTTTAGGTTGCCACATACCCAGTCTTGAACCTGCCATTTTATTTCTCCAAATTACAAGTAAACGATATATTTACCTGGACTCCCATTATATAGACGATGGCTATAATGTCAAACACATTTATTAATCGTCACGATCTAAATAATTGATTGACCTTGACAATCTTCTGTATTTCGTGTATAAAGCCAAGTTATTATTAACTATAGATAAACAATCGCATCTAATTTATGTAGATTGTTCACTTGAGAGAAACAATGCCAGCAGGAAGACCATTAAAGTTCAAAACACCTGAAGAGCTACAGGAGAAGATTGATGCGTACTTCGATTACTGTGATAGCTTCCAGGATTCAAACGGTGTCCCTGTTAAGCCATATACAATTTGTGGTCTTGCGCTGTGGCTTGATGTAGATAGAGAAACGCTCACAAACTACGAAAAGAGAGATGAATTTTTTGGCACTGTAAAGAAAGCCAAGCTTAGAGTCGAGCAGCAGCTAGAGGAAAAGTTACACGGCAACTGCGTGACTGGTTTGATTTTTAACCTGAAAAACAATTTTGGCTGGAAAGATAGGTCAGAACAGGATGTGAACCTGAACGTTTCTCCTGCGGATGAACTGCTAAAACTAAAGAAACTGGCTGACGAGTCTGCTGATTAAATCGGGTACTCGGAGTTCCCGATTTGGTTAGCTAAGCCGTTGATTATTATAGATTATGCAAAATACGGAAATTGAGCGGTTTTTGATCAAAACAGCGCATAAATTCCGGCATAATCCATTAGCATTTGTAAAGTTCGCTTGGGACGATGTAAAGCCGCACGATTGGCAGGCTGAGATCCTAAAAGAGATTGGCGACAGACTTAGCCGCGGCGAGGAACTAGACTTCGCGCCTATCCTGGAATCGGTAGCATCCGGTCACGGCATCGGAAAGAGTTGTCTCGTTGCCTGGCTGATCTTGTGGGCAATAGCAACCGAAGTGGATTGTAAGGGCGTTGTTACAGCGAATACTGAGACGCAGCTCAAGACAAAGACCTGGGCAGAACTGGCAAAGTGGTTTTCATCTTGGCGTTATAAACACTGGTTCAGGTTCACAGCTACAGCGATATTCAGTAGCGATCCTGCACACGAACGGACCTGGCGCGTTGACATGGTTCCCTGGTCCGAAAGAAACACTGAGGCTTTCGCGGGGCTTCATAACGCGGGTAAGCGAATCATTCTGATCTTCGATGAGGGTTCAGCCATTCCTGATGTGATCTATGAGGTTTCAGAAGGAGCCTTGACGGATGAGCAGACCGAAATTATATGGGCCGTATTCGGGAACCCTACTCGAAATACTGGAAGGTTTAGAGAGTGTTTCGGAAGATTCAAGCATCGATGGAGTAACCGGCAGATAGACAGCCGCACTGTATCCGGAACGAACAAAACACTGATTCAGCAATGGATTGATGATTACGGCGAAGATTCCGATTTTGTGCGTGTCAGGGTTAAGGGACAGTTCCCGAGAGCTGGTAGTAACCAGTTCATTTCTGACGATATTGTTGTGAAAGCGCAGGAAACGGATCTAATCGGTAGCCTATATTCGTCATACCCGCGTTATATAGGGGTAGATGTGGCCAGGTTCGGTGATGACCTCAGCGTGATAGCGAAGCGTCAAGGGCCTAAGGTGGTTGAGTTCAAGAACTATTCCGGCATTGATACAATGGAACTAGCCGGTTATGTTCATGACGAGGCGCTGAAATGGCGGGCTGATGCAGTCTTCGTGGATGGGGTTGGCGTTGGTGGTGGCGTGGTTGATCGGTTAAGGCAATTAAATATTAATGTCATCGATGTTCAGTCAGGCGCTCAAGCTAGAGATAAAAAGGTTTATGCAAACGTGCGCGCTGAAATGTGGGGCGAGATGCGTGACTGGCTGAATGGTGATGTGGATCTTCCTCGTGATATGCAGCTAAAGAATGATTTAATCGGGCCTGAATATGGTTTTAACAGTAGAATGCAGCTACAACTGGAGCGCAAAGAAGATATGAAGAAAAGAGGGCTAAATTCTCCAGATTTTGCGGACGCAGTTGCGTTGACGTTCTTCTCTGACTACCGGCAGAACATATCATCAAAGCCCGTGAGGTTCGCTAGCAAAGGGTTCTCAGCATGGGACTAGGTTTAGAACCGTCTATGGTCGGTCGTGGCGACACGCCTATTCGCTTTGTTCCGAACGCAGAGATCGAGGAACTGGAGCGCAAACAGGCCGAACTGAGGCAGGAAACCCCAAAGATTACGGGTCTTGCGGCTTATCTAAAGAAACAATGGCAAGCTGCTCAAACGGCTAAAGAGCCGATACAGGAAGAGCTTCTCAAGGCTCAGCGGCAGCGCAATGGTCGCTATGACGATGACAAGCTGGCTCAGATCAAGAAACAAGGTGGCACTCAGATTTTCATGATGTTGACCGCCGCTAAATGTCGTGCGGCATCTTCATGGATCAAAGATATTCTGCTAAACAATC